GCGACCGGGCAGTATAAGGTCACGCCGACGCTCGCGGCGGGGGATTTCAAAATAGAAAAGGACGGGGGCGCCGCGGCCAATCTCGCGACGCTCCCGGCCGTCGAGCCAGCGGGTGGAAGCTCCCTCGACATCGCGTTTTCAGCGGCCGAGCTTCAAGCCAAACATATCGTGCTCCGCTTGGTCGACGCGGCGGGCGCCGAGTGGAACGATGACGCAATTCACATCTTCACCGTCGGCGATCCTAGTGCGTATTTCCCCTTCGATCTCTTCTCCGGTACGGTCGCCCTCTCCGCAGCGTCACAGGGGGCGGTGACGGGCGGGGTGTGGGATGAACTGGTCGCGAACCATCTGGTGCCGGAAACATTCGGGGCGCAAGAGCTCGACACGAACGTCGCCGTCACCGACATCCAAGCGAAAGTCCTCGAACTGAAAACGCTGATCGAGGAGCTATCGGATTCAATCGGAGGCGGCGGGGGCGGCGGGCTGACGCCGGCCGAAGCGCTCTCCCAAGTCCGGGTTGCCAATCTCGCGCTCCAAAAGCTCGGGGCGACCGAGATCGTCTCAATGGATGAAGACACCCGCGAGCGCCGAGCGATCACCCGGTGTTATACGATGCTCCGCGATCGCGAACTCCGCGCGCACAGTTGGAACTTCTCGATCAAACGCGCGGTGCTGGCCCCATCCTCGGTTGCGCCGGCGTTCGAGTTTGCGAAAGCGTTCCCGCTCCCGTCGGACTGTCTACGGCCGCTTCCGCCCGCGCGCGATGTGGACTGGACGATTGAGTACCACAACGGGTCGAAGCACATTCTCACCAACGAAGGCACGGTGATCTACCTGCGGTATGTCTCGCGCGTCACCGACGAGACGCAATTCGATCCGCTCTTTGCCGACATGCTGGCCTGTAAAATCGCGTGGCACTGTTGTGAAGAGATCACGCAGTCGAACCAGAAAAAAGCGGACATCGAGCGCGAGTATGACAAGGCGCGAGCCGACGCGAAACGGATCAACGCGTTCGAGCAAGCGACGCCGCAAGAGCCGGAACCGCCGTGGTTGACGGCGCGCTATGCCGGCGATCGCGGTCAAAATTGGCGTCGGTTTGGGAGCTCCTAATGCCGAAAGTATCCCCGATACAGAGTGCGTTTTCGACGGGGGAGCTCTCCCCGTTACTCTACGGACAAGTCGAATTCGACAACTACAAATCGGCGCTCCAGGTCTGTCAGAATTGGCTCCCGCTGATTCAGGGGCCGATCACACGACGGCCGGCGACATACTTCTGTGACGAGGTGAAAGATTCCTCGAAAGAAGTCCGGTTGGTGCGGTTTAAGTATTCAACCCAACAAGCGTACATGTTGGAGTTCGGGCATCAATACATCCGCTTTAAACGCGAGAATGCTCCGATCACCCTCACCGCGCAGGACATCACCGCCGTGACAAACGCCAGCCCGTGTGTGCTGACCTACTCGGGGGCGGATACGTATGCGAACGGCGATGATGTCGACATCACCGGCGTCGTCGGGATGACCGAGCTCAACGGGCGACGGTTTCGTGTCACCAATCTTAACGCCGGCGCGAACACGTTTCAGTTGTTGGATCTCGGGGGGTCCCCTATTAACAGCACGAACTACGGGGTGTATGTCTCCGGGGGAACCGTGGCCGAGGTCTACGAGATCGTATCGCCCTACGATGAAGATCAGTTGTTTCAATTAAAGTTCGTGCAATCCGCGGACGTGCTCTACATTACCCATCCGGAGCATACGCCGCGCAAACTCAGCCGCACCAGCGATACCGCGTGGACGTTGACCTCGCTCAACAATGCGCTGCTCTTGGACGGCCCCTATCTGTCAGTCAACACCACAGCGACGACGTTGACGCCAGGGGCGGCAACCGGCACCGGGGTGACGCTCGCGGCGTCGTCGATCGTCGGGATCAACGGAGGGACCGGGTTCCAAACAACCGATGTCGGCCGCTTAATTAGGATTAAGGAAGGATCGACGTGGGGGTACGCAAGGATCGCGACGCGGGTCGACGCCCTGAATGTGACGATCGACATCATCAACACACTGACGAACACGAACGCGAAAACATTCTGGCGCCTCGGATTGTACTCGAACACCACGGGGTATCCCGCCGCGGTGGGGTTCTATGAAGATCGCTTGGTCCTGGCCGGATGCCCTGCCACTCCGTCGCGCGTCGATCTCTCGCGATCGGGAGACTACGAAAACTTCGCGCAAACAGATCCCGATGGTGTGGTCACCGATTCACATGCGTTGTCGTACACCCTGAATTCTGACGAGGTGCAAATCATTCTGTGGGTCAAGGGGGATGAAAAAGCCTTGGTCGTCGGCACCGTCGACGGCGAATGGCCGATGCGACCGAGTACCGCATCGGAAGCGATGACGCCGACGAACATCTCAGCCAAACAATCCACCGCGCGCGGGAGTGCCGATATACAAGGGATCCGCGCGGGCGATGCGATTCTCTTCGTCCAAACCGCGAAGCGGCAATTGCGTGAGCTCGCGTACGTGTTCGAGGCTGACAAGTTTAAAACGCCGGATCTCACCGTCCTGTCAGAGCACATCACCAAAGGGGAGAGTGCGGAGACGACCGGCATTAAGAGTCTGGACTACCAGAAGCAGCCGCAATCGATCGTGTGGTGTCCGCGGAACGACGGTCGGCTATTGTCCCTCACCTATGAACGGGATCAGAAAGTCCTCGCGTGGGCGCTCCACGAGCTCGGCGGATTCTCAGATGGCAACCAGACCGAGCCCGCTGCGGTCGAATCCGCGGCCTGTATGCCGAGCGCCGATGGCACCCGAGACGAGGTATGGCTGAGTGTGCAGCGCGTCATCAACGGCCGCACCGTGCGCTACATCGAGTACATGACGAAAGTGTGGGAAAAAGGCGACATCCAAGCGGATGCGATCTATGGAGATTGCGCGCTGACCTACGACGGCACGCCCATCTCGACGGTCACCGGGTTGTGGCACCTGATCGGGGAAACCGTGGGGGTCCTCGTCGACGGCGCCGCGCATCCGGATTGTGTGGTGTCGACCACGGGGACGATCACCTTGACCTCCCCAGCGTCGAAAGTTCAAGTCGGTCTTCGGTACGCCAGCGACGGACAGATGCTCCGGCAGGATGTCGGCGCCGCGGACGGGACTTCACAAGGCAAATATCAACGAACTCATAACGTAAATATACGAGTCCATGATACACTCGGCATGAAATTTGGATCCGGATTTCACGCGACCGGCCCGGGGAAACTGACCGAGCCCACGATCCGGACCTCGGCGGTTCCCGGGGACACCGCGGTGCCGCTCTACTCAGGGGATATTGAGATTCGATGGGAAGGCGCCTACACCAAAAACAACTACGTGACGTGGCGCAATGACAGCATGTTTCCGGCGACCATTCTCGCGGTTATGCCGCAGCTTCACACACAGGACCGATGATGGATCTCGCCTATTATGATTTCATTCGGGCCATTCAAACAGGCGCATCTTTCGCTGCTGACCGTGCAGGAGGCGCAGCGCTGGACTCTGAGTTTTATGTCGCCGTCGATCTTACATGCCCTCGAAGGGATGTGGTCGAACACGGTGTTCAAGCACGGCCGACCCATCTGTTGTGGCGGGGTTATCGAGCAACGTCCGGACTACGGGATCTTATGGTCCTTCGTCGGATCGGACGTGACACCCCATGATTTCCCTGCGCTCCACAGACTCGTGCGACTGTTTATTACAGATCTCCCGTACAGACGTTTGGAAATGCACGTTGATGTCGGTTTTAAAAACGGGCATCGGTGGGCGAAAGCCCTTGGTTTTTACTGTGAGGCTCCGCGAATGCGTGGTTTCCTTCTGAACGGCGGGGATGCGTCACTCTACGCGAGGGTAAAACGTGGCTGATCCGATTACAATCATGGCGGGTGTGTCGATGGTGGGCGGGCTCGTCTCCGCGATGGGGGCGCAAGCGCAGGGCCAGAGTGCGGCGATGGCGCAGCAAGTCAACGCGGACATTGCCGGCCGCAACGCGGGGCTCGCGCGCGAAGCGGCGTCGTACGATGCCGGATTGCAAGAGCGCCAAGCCCGGATGCAGTTAGGGTCCATTCGCGCAGCCTACGGCGCGTCGGGTGTGACGATCGAAGGATCGCCCCTCGATGTCCTTCAAATGAGCATCGAAAACGCGGAACGTGACCGGCAACAAATCCTCTATCGAGGGGAGTTGAAAGCGCTCGGGTACGAAGACACGCGGACCCTCAGTTTGTACGGGGCTGAGAGCGCGAAGAAACAAAGTGACTTCGCGACCGCGACAAGCCTCTTAACCGGATTCAGTGGAGCCGGAAAACTCTTCACCGCGGGGAAAACCGCACCATCGGCCGGGGCGCCGGTGGCGATCGCGTAGAGGTGCGACGTGCCACGAATTAAAGAATACACATCCCAGGTTGGGGGGCCGCAAGAGCTCCCCCTAAGTCAAGTCTCCCGGCAAGCCTTCGCGTCTGATTTCAGCGGCGCCGGCGTCGGGGCGTCGATCGCGGGCCGAGGTCTGCAACAGGTCGCCGAAGATGGCGTGGCGATCCAGCGCATGATCGACGATCAGAAGGCGCGAAAAGAAGTCACCGATGTCGCGGTGGAACTCGCCCGTTTCAATGCGTCGGCCGCGCATGAATTGAAGAACGCGGAGACATCCGGGGCGCTCGACGACGAGGCGTTTACGGAAACGTATATGTCTCGGATCAGTACGAATATGGATTTAGTCGGCCAAAAGTTTGAAACTGCGGCCGGCCGGCAAGCCTGGGAACGCGGCGCCGCTGAGATGACTGGACATTATTTGATCGCGGCCGGCGAATCCTACAGCAAAGCGGCCGGCATCAAAGCCGTCTCCCAAGCGAAAGATTTCGTCGACGTGTCGCGTAACACCCTCATGAACGATCCGTTTCAATTCGAGCGCGTGGAACAAGGGGTCGCGAACACGATCAACGATAAGAACGGCGTCTTCGCCCACATGCCGGCGAACATCCGCGACGAATTTCTCCGGACCACTAAGACCGAGCTCGCGAAGTCGGCCGTGCAAGGGGTGATCCGACTCGACCCCAACATCGCCATGAAACAGTTGAACTCCGATCAATGGGACCCGTACCTTGATGCGGACGCCAAGCACGCGCTACAGACTGAGGCGCGGGTCGGCATCGCCGGGCTGGAAGCTGAGGCGCGACGCCGCGAAGCCGAAGCCGAACGACTCCGCAAAAAAGAAATCGAAGCGACGAATCAACAGATGGTGGAACACTATTCCACGAAGAGTCTGACGGCGCCGATGATTTTGAACTCGAACCTTCCCGCCACGGGGGAGGGATCGAAAGAGCATTGGATTAAGATGGTGGAGGCGCAGAATAAGGAACACAACGAAGCGCCGATTAAAAAAGATCCGCGGCTCTTTGTCGACACGCTGCAACAGATCCGCCAGGGAAAGATCACCTCCACCACACAAATCGAGACGCTGTTCGCGCAGAGTGCCGAGCGCGGCGCCGGCATTACCTGGGAAGACACGAAACAACTCCGACAAGAGTTCGTGGATATGCGGACCCCGGAAGGGGCGAAGCTCGGCGCACAGGTCGACGCGTTCCTGACCAGTCGGAAACCGATGATCGACAAATCAAACCCCATGATGGGGAAGATCGATATGCAGGGTGGGATCAAGTATTACGAATATCTGTCAATGGTGCAGGATCGCGTGGCGGAATACAAACGCGACGGGAAGGATCCACGCGTGTTGTTGGATCCCAAATCGCCGGAATTCCTCGGGTCGCCGGAAATCGTCAACCAGTACCGGCCGACGTTGAAAGAATCCGCCGAAGCGGTCGCCGAAGATTTCAAACGCGGACGCGAGGCCAAACCGCCGACGGCGAACGGATCCTCCAAACTCTTCGATTGGTTGAAGAACCCTTTTGAGAGTGAAGCCCCGAAGAAAGAACCATCACCAGCACCAGGGGCCAAGCCTATTCCGCAGTCGTCGCCGGTGCCGAAGCAGAGTACCCAAGAGATGCGGACGGCAATCGCCGATCTGGAAAAATCCGTGGAGACGATGAAAGGGGTAGAACCGATCATCGTCGGTCCCCGGCAACCAGGAGAGAGCGCCGCGGATTACCTCAAGCGATGGAATGAGGCGCACACGAAATGACCCCGACCTTACAGAAACAGAAAGCCTTGATCGACGGTGGGTTCACCGAGCAAGAAATTTCCGACTGGCAAGTGGAACAACGCCGTGCGTTAGGCGACGCCGGATTCAGCCAAGCGGAAATCGACACCGAGTTTGGTGAACCGCCGCTCGATCCCAAACCCGCAGCAAAAGTCATACGAGACAACATCGAAAAGGCGATCGCCGCGGATACCGCAGAGGGGCAACCGAAGCCGGTC